CAACGCGGGAGACTCCAAATCCATTCCTCCCCGGAAGCGCGTGTATTCAGATTTTACCTGTACTCGGGGCATCTTCATGCCAGTGGTTCTCCATAGGTAAAGTCCTCAAGTTGCTCGTATTCCAGCATGCTGAGGAGTTTCTTGTACTCGTTGCTCCCGTGAGCGTACTTCTCTTCCGCCCCTGCGTAGGCTCCGTAGTGCATCAGGGATTTCCAGACTATGATCATCTGGTATTTGGTCGGGATCGCCGGAGTGTCGGCATTCGCGCTCATCACCTGGGCTGATTTGTAATACTCCCCGTTGACCGTGTACACGGCATCCGGAAGCGCCCAGAGAGCAAGTGCTTTGTTGGGCTTTACCGTTACAACCGAGGGTCTGCCTGTCTGTGTGCGCTGAGACCCGAAGAAGAATGCCTGCCTGAAAATCTCCCAGGGGTGGTATTCAAGCTGCGACTCGTCCGTGGCGGAGCTGTAAATCCGGATGTCGTTCTTGATCCATTCCGAGAAGTCGGTCAGCGCCACCGCGGCCGGTGTGTAGTCCTGGGTGTTGGCTATCGTCGGGAAAGAGAAGTCGGTCCGCAGGAAACGCCAAGTTGCATGGAGGTTCTGGATGTCCTCATAACCAGAAGCCACCCAGTCCACGATCCGCTTCATCTCCCCGACCTGACTCAAAACCGAGGCGGGACCGGTCCCTGAAAGACCGGCCTCCTGCCTCAAGCGTTGACATATTGATAGAAAATTCACATCTCCACCTTATGCAGGCTGTGCCAGGATATTCTCAAGCCATGCCCGCCCTTTGGGGTTTTTGTCTTCCCTGACAACAAACGGCGCCGTCATGTTTGCGAGGGGCGTCATCTGGATGTTCTCCGGCCGAGACGGATCTGCGACCTCCTGGCGGTAGGTGGTTATTTTGGACCACGCCAAGACCTCGACATACTTCCGCTTCACGTACTGGTTCCGCCCTCGGATGATGGGCTGGTTGATACCATTCACCGTCGGGGTAACAACCTCAAGCGCTCCGGAGGTCCCATCTGTGTGGACAAAGATCAGGACCAGCTCGTTCATGAATGCTTCGAGAGCCATCGTCTCATTGAGGTTTTCTCCTGCAACACCCTCAACCATCCGGTGATCGTGGATCTCACTGAGTGTGAATGGCTTGCCTGCAGCCGTTTCCGAAGCGTCGAAATCCTTCAGCCCTGAACGGAATATGTTCAGCTTCTTCAGGTCGTGCTCCAGTGCTTCTTCCCGGGCCTGGAGCTTCTCTTCTCTTGCCGTCAATTCCTCTGTCTCCTGGACAGGCTTCTTCTCTCCTGGTTTCATAACCGTCTCCTTTAATAAGGGAGGGGGAGAGGGAGAAGTTGAGTTTCCTCCCTCCCCTTTCCCAAGTTTGTGTTACTACATACTATGACACGATCAGTGCATCCGGGAGGGCGAAACAATCCACGTATGTTACCGTCACGGTCCCGCCTGTCAGCGCCGTTGTACCTGCCGTGAATACACTTGCGCCTGCATCGACCCGGATGTAACCAACCGGACAAGTTCCTGCCGTTGCTTCCGGGACAAGAAGGGGTGTGCCTGCCGCAACGCTGGCAGTCAGCACCAGGGCTCCCGCAACTGTGGAAAGCGTCCCGCCAACCAACGCGCAGATCGTGAAGACACAGGAATACAGTGCCGTTACCGTCTTCGCGGTAAAGGTGATGTTATCATCTGCATCTGCGATATGATAAAGCTTGCCGCCAACGGCGAAGTCAATACCTGCGCCATTCGGTGCGTTGGTTCGGGCTTTGGAGGTCGTGCCACCGATCGCCAGACCTGCCTTGGACAGGCAGAATGTGCCCCCTTTTACTATTTCGCTTAAATTCAACATAGTCGTTACCTCTCTTGTTTAATGACGAGTGCCCCCGTCAGGTTCGTCTTCATGGCCCTCCATAAACTTCTCGTAGAGGGAGTAATGGTCTTCCATCAGCTTTTCAGCCTTGTCGAGTTCTTTCAGGGCTTTCCTGATGAGCACCTCAACCACCTCCCCGAAGAAGATCTCCTTGTCAGGACATGCCGGCCTCGCCTCGAACTTGTCGGGGTCTTTATCCAGCATCTGCTGCAGGATCTGCTGGGGAGCTTTCACGAGGTCCCCGGTCTCCTTGTTGACGAGCTTCATGCTGTTCCAGATCATCATCTGGACCCCCGCTGCGTTCATCTCGTTCCTGAACTGCAGGGCTTTGTTCTCCGCCTCATTAAAGGACAGGCTTTCCTTCACGACCCTCAATAGCTTGAGGTTTGTGTACGAGCCTTCTTTGGGGAGAATCCCAAGCAACATCAGCCGCTCCAACACGTTTACCTTCTTCTTCGGGTTGAACTTCACTACATTTGTCTTTTTCATTTGCCACCTCCTGGTAGTGTTATCCTGGGTTATACAATGGGAAGGCCGGCCAGGACCGGCCTTGTCGGGCACGCGTCCCTATCCCACGAATTTTACTTAGGTATGATACACGTTTACATACCAAACCTGACCTGCGCTCGCATCTTTGAAGAGCGGGATCTTGTAGTCATTCCCGGTCTGTGCTCCGCTTGCCCCTCCGAGGTCAACGATGGCGTTCACATCGAAGATTGCTGTCAACACATTTGAAAAAATGTTTGTGCTGAAGCAGAAGAGAGATCCTGGGTTTGCGCCATCATCGGCCACATACTGCATTCTCATGCCCATGATCATCTTTGCGCTTGAAGCCGTTATCCCGCTGGGGAGATAGATGCCGTTGTTTTGGCAGCAGATGATATTCCCTCCGGGAACAGATTCAGCAGCAAAGTTCAACCAGGTAGAGGAAGCAGCAATGGTGCCAGCCACCGCACCACTTGAAGTGACATCGATTTCAAGGGCCCCGTACCCATCGCCGAGATTTCCGGTAGCCATCGTGCCGGCAAGTTTTGCGATACGCCCCGTTGCCCCAATCGCCGAGCAGGTGATATCGATACCCTTTGTCACGTCTCCTGCGGCCATGTAAAGACCAATCGGCCATGCAATGCCAGCGGCTGTCTTGTGGGTTGCGAAACCAGCAATGACGCCGGTGGCTGTATGCGCGGAAGAGTTGTTGATCGCTGCGACACCGGCAACAAGTCCACCGGACTCGCAGGTCAGAACAGCTCCGCCGAGGCGCCCGGTTACGGCAGCAGCAACGTAACCCGACATGACATGGGTAAGTGTGTTCGACGCCTCGAACGTGCCCATGACACCGGACGCATAATGGTTGAATGATGCGTTCTTGCAGACAACCTGCCCCATGACGCCATAGACTTCATGGGTGAACACCGTGTCTGAAGCCGCAGAGACCAGGTGCCTTCCACGAAGAACGCTCGAAGAATAGGCGCTGGTCAGGTCTGCTACGCTCTCGCCAAACGCAGCGATGATGTTGAGCTGGCTTGTGTCAACCCCTGCCATATTTGTGGCGAACACGACCGCACTTCCTGCCGCCTGACTTGCAGCCCACTCTCCAATCCTGATTGCAGTCTTTGCTGTCGTTTTGGCGATATTGATTGCCGTTGTGCAAGCCCCGGTGATGCTGATTGCGTTAGTCGCCGTCCCTGCCAACAGGATGCCGGTTGTGCCGGTGAAACCTGTCCCGATCCACAGGGCGGTTGTGCCGTCCGTGTCGATCATGATACCAGTTGTACAGATACCGGTTGTGCCTGTCCTGGCAATGTTAATGCCTACAGTGGCCGTTATGTCGTCATCGACGCTGACACTCATAACGTTATCAACTGCAGCATCAACATCAATTAGAATGCTGCTGACCTGATCTCCAGAAATGTGCAGACCGGAAGCCGTGTTAGTGCCGGAAATGTGAATGCCATCAGCACACGCTCCAGAGATGAGAATACCATCCCCAGAGGCTGTACCTGCGAAGGAAAGCCCCGTTACGCCGGTAAAAGCACTGGTCACGCTGATTGCCGTAGTTCCATCAGCCGCAATCGTAAGCCCTGTCGTGAACGCCCCGGTGATATTCAGTGGGATTGCACAAGCCCCAGAGATCAAGATGCCCGATGTGCTTCCAGTCCCTGCCAGGGAAATCATATTCACCCCGGTGAAGCCAGCGGCGATCTCAATGCCGGTGGTTCCGTCGGTGTCAATCGAAATGCCTATTGTGCAAATGCCGGTCGTCCCGGTTCTGTCGATGTTTAAGCCGACCCCAAGGGTGATCCCGTCGTCAACGAGGATCTTGAGGCCGTTGTCGGCAGCCGCAGACACATCAATCAAGATGCAGTCTACCTGGTTCCCGGAGATGTGGAGCCCTGAGACCGTGTTGGCCCCTGAAATGTGAATACCGTCGGCGCAGACACCGGTGAGCGAAATCCCGTCAGCACTTGATGTGCCTGACAGCAGTATCCCCGTGGTGTTTGCGCCACTGATAGTGATCTGGGTCGTCTCCGTCCCCGAAAGGATGATTGAGGCGAGTACCAGATCCTTCAATGCCGGAGGATCGCCATCGGTAAGGAACTGCGAAAATATACCCCGCAGTGCCGCCCGATCCCTGTTAGAGCCGATTCGGCTCAGAAACTGTTGATATTTAGCCATTTTGTTCTCCTTCTGCCCCGGCTCAGCCGGGGTCTTTTCTTTCACCGGTTACCCGGAAGTTTAGCCGGAGATATCCGTCGCGCAACTGACGATACGGGTCATCCAGTTCTCATTCAGCCGCACCGCAGCCATCCAGAAGTCTGCCCCTACGTACCCGAACATACCACTCGGATTCGCGTGATTCTTCACGGAAGCCGGGATGATGGTCGGCGACACGCCGGAGTAGCCCTTGCCCTTCAAGGAGACCTGGCCCCATGCACTTTCCGCCATGATGATCGAGTAATAGATATCGACGAAGCTTGCGGTAGCCTTCATGCCGCTCGTACCGACAGCCGCCGTTACACCGGTGGCACCTGCCAGCGGAGCGAACAGCGGTGATGTTACGATCCGGAACTCTTCGATGGCGCCCACTTCGCGTGCGTGAACCGGTTTGATCGCGCTACCATAGTCGACTCTCTTGGTGAATCCGGGGATGTCCCGAATATCGGCCAGGAGATCGGTATGGATGAACACGATGTAGCCGGGCTCGACCGAGCTCACACCGAAGTCAGGTCCGGACTTGATCGAGGAGGTTACCTGCTTCGCACGGTTGGACTCCATTGTCCGGGCCGCCAGCCGGAAGTCGTTCAGGCTGATTGGGGTATTGACTCCCACAACGGTGGACCCGTTCGCGTATATCACGCTCGTCCCGGATTTAACCTGCCCGTAACAGACAAGCTCTGCCACTTCCGCCATAGTCTCGCCAGTCAGCTTGGCCATGTCGTTTGGGATGTCGTCCTCGTACATAAGCTGAGCTTTGCTGGAGAACTTGAAGAGAACGGCGTACTGGTTGAGGCTCACCGTCACGTCGGTGTAGCTGATGGTGTTTGCCGTAGGCGTCACACCTTCTGCCGTGATGAAGCTCGCAGCGGTGATGCTGGGAACTTCGGTCGCTGTTGCGTTAAAGGGTTTCAACCGACGGAAAACGATCGTGTCGGTCTTATTCAGCGGCTGCTCTTTCTGGTCTCCGAAGTTCGTGAGAACCTGAATCGGCTCCGCATGCTTGAGCATCTTCATCTCCGCTCTTATCAGATTTCGGGACGCTACAGTCCCGTATTGTTGAATAGCCATTGTCATTACCTCTCGTTATGATTCGGCAAAGACCTCCTTGCCGAGCTTTGCCCGGAGTTCAGCATCGGACATGTCCGCCTCTGATTTCACCGGGACAGCCTTCCCGCCCTCGGGAAGTACTGATGTTTTCATTCGCCTCTTACGGTCTGCGGCGATTTCTGTCGCGGTCTTCTGCTTCTGGGTGGCTTCCTCAAACTGGTCGATCAGGGACACCGCATCCACGGCCTGGTCGCTCGTTGTCAGAGCTACTGTCTCGGCCGACTGTGCTGCAATCCATGCTTTCCAGTCGTTAGTGCCAATGGTATCCTTCCACTTCGGCTTGAAGAAGGTGAGTATCCCCTTTTGGATCTCGGTCTGAGTTCCTTCTGCAAGGGTTGTTTTCAGCTTCTCCAGTTCTTCGGTGGTGGTTCCACCGCCAATTTCCTTCTTGAGTTCTTCGAGCTTGACGCTCAGCTTGTTGTCAAACCGGCCGTCAAATGCCTCGGCCCATTCCGGAAAGTCCTTTTTGAGGTTCTCCCAGTTCTCGTCAGACTTCGTAGCTACCGCCATCTGTTCCGCAGTAGGGGCGACCTTTACCTTTTCCGCCGCCTGTTTAGCAGCGTGCAGTTCGTTGGTGATCGCTCCGATCCTCGATTCCGCCTGTTTCAGTCGCAAGTCAGCACCTTGGAGGGTTTGAACCGTCTGAGACATGGTGTCGAACATCCCCTTCAGCGCAGGATTCACGCCTTCCCAGGGATCGATAACTGCCTCCTTGACTGGTTCAGATTTATGGGCATCGACAAAAGGGGCGGTCCCCTCTTCCTCGGCCTTCATCTCCTGTGCGACCTCGTCTCTGATTCTCGCGGTTTCCTCTTCTGGCGTCTCGGTTCCCATCTCACTGCTCCTTTCCTGGCGGATAAATCCGGCAGTTTGTTATGATGCACCCCGAAGGGTGGATCGGGTTAATCTTCGTCTTCCAACAATCCTCTCCCAGGCTTCGGCACCGGGAGGCTGATCAATTCCTTCAAGACCTTGATCTCGCCCCGCATTACCGATGTCTGGATTATGTCTGCATTTGCGCTGTCGTTACGCAACCTTGCCTTATCAAGTCTCTCTTGTGCCCATGAATGAATGAAGAGCCAGGTCGAGGATCGTGGATCAAGGCTGCCTATCCCCCTGTAAAACGACGATTCCTCGAAGGTATCCCTGTCAACTGGGATGGGCTGAGGCGCTTCTTTCTCAGGTACCACGGTTTCATTGTAGCATTTTCGCCTGTATCTTCTGATTCTCTTCCAAAAACTCATGATCATGCCTTCCTCTCGATCGCGTTTATCCCATAGCAGCACCCATCTGCCTTTAACTTCAAGTCCGGGAAGTTCCCTATCCATTCCGCAACACCAATCTCAATCCAGTTGTTGTCGTTCGCCTCCATGATCTCGGCGCAACTGATCGAGTGTCCGGTTTTGTCCGCCTCTTCAATCACGAGCATCTTGCCCCACTTGTAGGTCGAGACCTCGGCGAGTATCGCGATCTGCCGGCCAGCCTCATGGGCGTAAAATCTACCTACCTGGAAAATCATACCGTCCTCACATTCCTGCGCCTTCTCGGAGCTGGGCGCAAAGGTCTTGCTGGGGGAACCAGTCTTCCCGGTTGAAGAGGAACCAGCGGCAGTACAGGTTGTTCAAGCAGCCCTCTCTTTCGCGGTGGCGGTGAGGCTACCGAGGTGTTCCTGGATGGGACCGTTCCGTAGTTCTGTGTGGCCATTCTATCCTCCTCAATGAAGTCTATACCCCTCGCCGCATTCGGGTGTGTAACTCTCCGGATGGGCGACGTCATCATGAATATAGACCAGCCCGCTTTCACACACTTCTGGCTGTAAGTTCCGATTGCACCACCTGCACCAGTACGAAAGGGAATTAAATTCTCGTACCGCTGCAATGATCCTGTCGCGTCTTGCCGTGTCCATTTGTCTCTCCTACTGCGTAAAAGCGTATCCCACATCTGCCTTCGGAGGCGGCTCCACGATCGGTTCGGTTAGCTGCGGAGACGGCTTCAGGCTCTTGTCCCGCGACATCATGATCTGCGTTTTCAGCTTCTGCGCTACGATTGTCAGCTCCGCCTTGATCTTGTCGAGCGCGATACCCGAGGTCTGACTCAGCTCCATCGCCTTGATGTCGCGGTCCATCAACTTGATCTGGGTCTCGTGCGCCCGGTCGAGCGCGGCCTCCTGGGCCTTGAACTCAAGCTCCGCCATATCGGCGGTCTGAACCATCTCGGCCTTCCTGAGCTCGCCTTCCACCCTGACCTTGGCTGTTTCCATCTGCGGGTCCATCGGTGGCGGCTGCTGCTTCCGCTCCTCTTTCTTCTCGGCAATCTGGTCTTCCGTGAGCAGGTCGATCTTCTTCGCCTGCCCCAGCTTTCGCATCGTCTTCTCCCAGTCGATCATATCGCTCAGTTCCGGGTCTGCCCGGATTGACAGGACATTCTTCAACTCTTCGGCCTGTTGGTCTCGTTCAAGCAAGAACGAGGTGCCTCGGGGATCGACCTTATAGTCGCCCTTGATCGAGTCGTCTTCGTTGTACTGCATGTTCCAGTCGTAGTATCGGGTGATGTGCGGCCTGGTGACCGCATCGTCCCAGAGCTTCACCCGGGTCCGCAAGGCAACGTTTGAGCTGTCGACCATGATGTTCGTCGCGCCCAATGTCTCGGGGAGCTCTCCCTTCTCGCCGTTGAACAACATCGGCAACTGGGATTCCATGTCGGCGAACCGGAGGGCGAGCTCGATGACATTCTGCAGTTCCACTTGGTTGTTCGTGATCTGGAACAGCCCGAACTGCCTGTCGATACGAAGGTTCTCATCAGTCGACTTCCAGAGCTTCTTGCCGGTGATCTCCCACTTCTGGTCCATAGGCTCGATACTGGCGCCGACTACAACATTTGCCCCGGCACTGTCTCCGGCATTGTCCATCATGGCTCGCCATGCTGCGATGAGGACACGCTGAGTCCACATCAGCTCTCGGGCTACCCCAATACCCCAGGGTACGCCGGCACGCTTCGTCCAGCAGAAGAAATCGTAAGGCAGATCCCCGGTGTCGAGAGGGTTTAACGTAGCCTTGATGGGTCTGTCGTTCACCATCACCACACATGCACTTATCAACGGGAACAGGCCCTGCGAGCAGTCGCACCCCATTGCCTCCAGGTCGGTCTTGTTGACGTCCCCGTTGTACTCCCAGAGTTCATAACTGGAACCCCTGATACCCAGGCTATACCTCACGAGATACTCGTTCTCCTTCGGAGTCGCGACGGTAATCCTCGTCGGCTCCTCATGGAGCACTTCTTCAATCTGATCCGAAAGATAGGTTTCGATGCCTGCCAAGTCCCTCAGCTCCCGGGGGGTAATGGTCCTGCGCTCCCAGATATAGGCGGCTCGCTTGATCTCATCCCTGCATTCCGGGTCCGGGAACACATCCCACGGATCTATGGATCTGGATGCCGGTCGCTGGTCCTCAGTCACATTAAGCACCCGAACACTCGTCTGACCGTCGGACTGTTTCGTCCAGCTCTTCTTGATGTCTTTGACGACCATCGGACCCTTCAGGATACCGGTCCCCAGGCGCACTGCGTTCTGGATTGCTTTCCGGCTCTCGCTGTTGTAGGAGCACTCGGTCAACTGATCGTCGATCACGGTCTCCATCTTCGACATCTTGTCTTCGGCGACTTCCTTCTCGGATTTCGCGATCGCCTTGATAGGTACCGGCTGTCCGTTGGGTCCGAGGACTGGCTCTCCTGTCTGCTTCATTACAGCCGGTCGCTCGTCCTTCATCCCATCAACAACCTCGGGCTTTGGGGTCACGAGCAAGCCCCAGTTCTTGCCATCGGTTGGCAACTGGATGTCAGAGAACCGCCCCTCTGCGGTCTCACACTTCGGCCTCACGATGTTAATGATCACCTGGGAACGCTTTGGCCCTTTGTTTGACTGCCGTGCCGGTGCGGTCTGCGTGGCGTAATCAATCATCCTGGTCCGGAGGTAGGATTCGTCCATTCCCTCAAAGGCCAGTTCATCC